CTTCACCGTTTTCAAGAGCCATGAATAATTACCTCCTTTAGAATTTTTTTGTAACGGGATACGTCAATATTTAGGAAGGGAGAATACTTTTTAATTTTACGACTGACGGATTCCCACACTGGGTCTTTCAGTCGTTTATCAAAGTCTTTCCCATATCCTAGTATTCTATCATATATTACCATACTTTCAAGTGATATGTCACCCCCTAGATGACTCTTTAGAATTGGTGGGTGTCCTTTACTACAATCAAACATATCATCCATCTTTTTATTCTCAAATAAACTCTCCGTTTCTTCTTTAAAAATATAAGTAAGTGACTGAACTTTCTTCTGCCACTCTTGGTATCTTCCCTCTCCTTCCTTTATCATCTCACCAATCCAGACAGTAGAAGGATCAGTGGAGTATATAAAATTAGAAACAAAAAACTCTTCTATTTCTTTATCATTCTTCTGTCGTGCAAACTTCTCAAACCAAAATCTATCCTTTCTTTTATAGAAGGCTTCATTACTTGCTCTAGTCTTACCACGATACTTTATATAATCATAATGATCTTTAGTGAAGTGATTTTTTAAAGCCAAATAACAACGATAAGCATCAGCGGGCATCATCTACCTTCTCTAGATTTATTCCTAATTGTAATATGATTACCCTCAATTGCAAACTCTAGGTAATCTGTGTGATCCCATTCAAGTTCTTCATAAAGACCATTTAACTTATCCATATCATCCCAAAGATCAGTGGGTGTAGGTTCACCCCAGAAAGGATTTTGATGTGGGTCACTCATAGTGGTAACTTAGCTCTCGAACTACGTTTTAAGAAATTTAATTCTGATGCTTCATACTTAATCTTTTCCTTTAAAGGTTTGGGAATAAGTTTAGGCACTGATTCTAAATCAATACTATTCTTTTCACAAAAATGAATGATAGCATCAATGTAATTCATGTCTTTATTAACTTGCACTAAAGTTTCAATTTCTTGTGCAAATCCTGCAGAGGAGAAGAACTTACTCTTCAACACCTTTTCTAGTTCATTCTCCATTCTCTCTCCTAGTATTGTGAGATACAAATTCTTTTATATACCGAACTAATAATTTAATATAATCCCCTTTGTTCCGTTTGTCAAATACTTTTACTTCACCACCAGGTGTTACCATGATAGTGATAAGTTTTTTAACAGGGATCTCAGTTAGTTCGTAGTAAGCAGCAGCATAAAAAGTTTCCTGAACAAAATAGTTTTCCAACCACTTCTCAGGTTTGATCTTCTCAGATGTCTTAAAATCTATGACAGCTAGTTCACCTTCATACTCTGCTATACAATCAACTCTTCCAGCAAGACCAAGGTACTCAGAGTAAAGGGTTCTTTCTATAGCATGTATGTTATTTATCTTATCTAAGTAAGGTTTAGCATGATGAAACATGAACTGAGTTGCTGGTCTAAATTCATTCCAATCTATTTCATTGTTCCTCATATACACTTCAACTGCTTCATGAAAATCAGTTCCACGAGTAGTTGCTTTCTTAGTGATACGATTTGCTTCATCTTCACCAACTCTCTTTCTCCACTCAACAAAAATCTGTCGATTATAAAATGAAGTTACTGAAGTAATAGAAGGAACCCAACTACCATCAGGAAGATGATAGAGTCTACATCCTGGAGTTTCTTTCTTTTCTAATTCAATATCACCTAAGTGATTACAATGTTCAAAAATCATTTAAACAAAAAACTAAAAGGACATTTACTCTCACCAGTTTCTGAGAACAATCTAGGTTTCCAAGTTTTATTTTGTTGACCTATAGTTTGTTTTTTTATATACTCATCCCAAGTATAATCTATTTTAGTTGGATCTTTTTCTTGAGACAAATTTACTCCATTATTTAAATCGGAAGGATAAAATGATACTCTAAACAGAGGATCTCCTTTCTTTATTATAACAGGTTTTCTCTCATCTACAAGAGTGATAGCAAGACTTAAATTTCTTGACCAATTAGATAGATTAAACCACCCACCTACAGCAATAAAATTATTCCTCAATGATGTTAAAGGATGATCATTAAATTCAAACCAAACATCATTATCATGTGTCCAAAATAAAAATCTGGGAAACTTTAATTGAACTACTGGTCTTGGTGAATTAATATGCTGATCATCACCTTCTACCAATGTAGAATCAGAGCATCTAATAATATTTTGATTAGGTGTCCTATCAATTTTAAGTTTAAAATCAATAGGAGAAGTTCCTACAAAAACTCTATTAGATCTATGATTATAAACAGGACATTGACTATAGACGAAACGATCATCGTCTAAATCACTTTGTCTTACCAACGAATCATCAAACCTCTTATGATTGGCATTTATATAATGGATTGTCGTGCTCGACATGTCACATAGTTTTTTCCAATTTGGCTAGTAGATACTCTTTCACAAATCCAGAACGAACAATATCTTCGATTCCAAATTCAATAATATCAACTGATGGCATGATGCGAAGAATTTGCATGAAATCTACAACACCATTTCTTTCATTAGTCTTGATAAGATCCGACTGAGTGGCATCACCACAAAACATAATCTTAGAATCTTGACCAATCCTTGTTATTATACTATCTAATTCATGAAAATTCAAGTTTTGATATTCATCAACGATAACAATTGCTTTATCCAGAGTGGTTCCTCTGATAAATGAGGTGCTCCAGAAAGAAATAGTTCCTTGTGCTTTAAGATTACCATAAAGCATTTCAAAGTCTGCTTCACTAGGCATCTCAAACATATACTTTACCATATTCTTATATGGTATTTGATATAGTGAAGACTTATCTTCATGATCACCTGGTAAGAATCCAATCTCCCTTGTAGACACAAGTGATCTTACAATATAGATCTTTTCATATGGTGTCTTAGGATCTAATACATCTCTAAGTGCATTGTAAAGAGTTACAAATGTCTTACCAGTTCCAGCACAACCATATGCTACTAAGTTTTGGTTGTTCTCATAACAACGAAATAATTCTTCTTGGTTTGGAGTTAGAGGAGTAATTTTCCTCATCAAGTCCGTATTAATTGGTTTTTTTCTTTTCATTTGCTTATTACTCATTCCGTATGGAACAACTATCTTACGATTTTTAGATTTAGATGGCATGTTAGTTAGTCTACATCAAAAGCAGATTGAGTTGAAGATTCATAAGATCCTCTTTTAGCTAGTCTTCCAGAAATACCTCCAGATTTATCTGCTTTCTTCAATACCTCACCCCATCCAGGATTCTTATTAACTAATTTATCTCTCCATTCACCAACTTCAACTCCAAGACTTGGAGAGTTTTCAGGAGTAAAGTATCTTTCCCAATCAGGATTATCAGTTTTCCACTGATCCCAATCATGGATACTCATTCTCACTTCCTTTTCTTCACCAGTTTCTTTGTTTATAACAGGGTATGTTGCCATATTAATAAAATAAGGTTTAGGATTATTTATGAAACCCAGTCAAGAGCTTCAGACACTGCAGGAAAATTTTCTGCAAAGATATCCTTACAAGCATTAGCAATATCCATATGCTCTTTCTGTGTTCCATGTGCAGAACGTAATTTAATATAATGTATCCATGACCTACAAGAACCTGTCATATAGATTCTTGTAGGTGTAGCAAGAGGTAATACAAACCTTGCACATTCTTTCGCAACACCTGCTTCTAACATCTGATTATATAATCCAAAAGCAGAACTAAACAGAGTATTCATCTGTCTATTAAACTTCTCAACCATCTCTGGATCTAAATCATCAATACTATTCTGTCTATTCTTACTATCTTGTCTACGGAGTTCGGGCAATTCAATATCACCTAGAAGATTACTATCAGCATACCTTTGAGAGAACTCTTGATATGTAAAACTTCTATGCCTTAATATCTGTGCCGCAATGCCTCTTGTAGTATTGATCTCAAGAGTCATGAATGCTTGCTCAAAGACACTCCAATGCCCGTGCTTGATACAATACTTAAGAAGACCAGAGAAGTTATCATTCTCTTGGTTCTTAGGGTTACTTACACGAGCAACATATGCCATGTGCTTTTCAGCATCAGGAGTGACACTGATTAAATTAATATCCTTACTCATTAGTCTGCATATCCATCATCGTCGTCATACATTTCATCATAGGAAGTATCGGGGGAAGAGAAAGCATGTGAATTTTTATAAGCATCCACATCAGAATGAACTTCAGATTCTAATGCATCCACAAGTTGCTTTAGATTTCTAACAATCAACTTTAACCTGTCTTTGTCCATTTTTGTTTCTGATTATTTAGATACTCCCCAACCTGGACTCGAACCAGGGACATAGTGATTAACAGTCACCCGTTCTACCAACTGAACTATTGGGGATTGAGGTGGGAGGTTGGGTTAATGTATACCAACAAGTAAGGGGCATTGCTACATTAGTAGATTTTTACCTTACTGTCTGAGACCCGACTGGTAAGTCGATTCACCTTTCGGTGCAGCACCACCTGTGTCTCATCACCTTAACTAGCCTTATGCCAGCAAGTTTTTTCAGTCACTCCCGTGTTGAGTTCGTCAACCCAACAAAAGTATTATGGCATAAAAAAAGAGGGGTGTCAACACCCCTCTCCCAACCAAGTAAGGTTATGCTCAACTTTTAGATGCGAACTTGCGTTCTACCTTGATACCACGATACATAAGATCATGATTTCTGTGCTGAGCTGCTTCATTGAGCACCTTTTTGTTGTACTCTGCAGAGTCATACTCGACTCCACGATAAGTGACTTTTGCCATTTGCTTTCTCCTGAAAGTGAGGTGGATTAGACCCCGTTCCTTCAGTCGGCTTTTGCGTCTTCCTAAGAAGATGAACGAATCCGTTCCGAGTCGGCTTACTTGCGTCCCCTCAACGGGGATGAACGTATGTGTGCTAATACTAACACAGGTATACTATATAGGCAACTAATTATGTAATTCTTGATACAAAACTACACATCCACATCTTCTACAAGATCTGGACATAATAAAGACCCAACAAGTTCCTTTGCATGATGGTTATGTTCGCATAATTTATTCATCCATATTCTCTCAGATAATTCAACTTCACCATCCGTTGAAATTATACGGCAGCAAATATCCACAATTTTATTACGATAATTAGTGCTTAAAGGCATAACTCTCCTCTAGATTATTAATTACTAAGGGTAAAAGACGGTGCTCTGCTTGCTGAACTCTATGAGTTAACGTTTCAACATTATCATCAAAACAAATTGGAACTACCGACTGATCTATTATAGCACCAGAGTCTAACTCTTCTGTCACGTAATGAACAGTGCATCCAGTAGTTTTATCCCCACTTACCAAAGCCTGTTCAATAGCATTCAACCCTTTAAACTTTGGTAGAAGAGATGGATGAATATTTATAATTTTATTTGGAAAGGCATCAATAAATTTTGAAGATAGTATTCTCATATATCCTGCAAGGATAATATAATCCACTCTCCATACTTTAAAAAGTTCAATTCTCTCATCATCTTGTTTGGTTTTAAGACGAACGTGTGGGATGCCCAATCTCTCTGCCCTTTCTACAGCACCACAGTTCTTTTTGTTATGCACCATCAATACAACTTCATGTTCAGGGCAGTTGTTGACGATGTTCTCGAAATTTGTTCCGTTACCAGAACACATAATTCCTAGTCTCATTCTTGTAGTTCATCTAAACGATAAGAATACTCATAAACATCATAAGGACCATTAAGTCTCTTCTGATATTCTCTTTCATCAAGAACTTCATTGATTAACTCTTTGAGTTCTTTCTTAAGTTGAGGTTCAATCAAAGGTAATGGTGTGGGATTGAACGGTGGATAAATGGGATTACCATTAACATCCTTTGGAAAAACGTTATCCTTACATCCTTTAGTTGAGGGTCCACTCATTCCTTGAGTATCAATCTTTTCACTCATAAGGGTTTCCCATCCTTATCAACTATTCCCATCTTCTTTACTTGAGATAGATTAGATCTTTCTTTCTTTTTTAACTTCTTATACTCCTTTATAATTTTATCAATTTCATCTTGCGAAACATTAACCTTTAACTCCTGCCCTTTAAAACCTTTTCCTTCTTGCTCTATGTAATCATTGATTCCATTCTGAATCTCACCTTCAATGATATCGTTGATTTGATCCCGAAGTTCGTCGCTCATTTTCTTTTTTTCACCTTCTTAGGTGGTGTTTTATAACCCCATTGACCAGGGTTTACTGTACCATGTCCAAATTCAATCTTCTGAACACAGTCTTTACCATACCTATCATAATACATATCAAATACATTTGCCATCTTAGCAGAACGAGTAACATCTAAAAGAGTCTCTCCTTCTACCACATAAGTTACATTGAATGCATCACTAGGAAGTTTTCTATCGTTTGATTTATCAAAAGTTGTTTTCTCTTGAATAATCTCACAAGAATATGCTGATGGATCGAACTTTTCTTCAGGTTTCTTAGGTGGTTCAGCCAATTTCTCCTCCTTCTCTACTTTGGTAGTCATGATCTACCACCCCAATTAATATCTGGGTATGCCTCCTTCACCTGTTCATATGATATTGAATAAACCTCAGATAATTTCTTATCTTTTGTAAGGATTATAATTCTTGCTTCATCAGGATGAAGACCTTCAAGCATCTGAATGAACATAGTCTCACGACGAATACCATTCAGAGTATCATTACCACCCTTCACAAAGTGATATAGATTCTTTGCTTCTCTACGAAGAGAAGTATGATCAGTTCCTAATGGACTCTCATTAGGTGTAAAAGGAACATCTCCTTCTGGTATCATAGAAACAACTGTCTCATCAAAATTCCATATAAGAATAGAAACTAATGCATCATTACGATACTCCTTTAAGGCTTCTACTTTAGCAACTTTAGATTTTTGTTTACCAACAAATTCTAAAATCTCATGAACGAATGGATTAGGTGGAAGTGCTGGTTTAACAGTTTTCTTTCTAGGAGTCTTTGCTACAACAGTGCTACTCTTCCTCTTCGTTTTCGGTGTTTGTGTCATAATTGTTTTCAATTCTTAGAGCTAAAATTTCATCAGGAACTAATTGACCGTTCTCATCAAACATTTCTGGATGAGTATACATTACTTGGGGTGTTGTTTCATAAGAATGTTGTCTTGCCATCCATCCTATCATACCTCCTACTATAATTGCAAGAATAGACACTAATGTCATAAGTGTCAAGGTTACTACTAATGTTTCTGACATGGCACTCCTCCAGAGAGTTTTTATTTTTTTCTTATGTCCAAGTAAAAATTAAAATGAAAAATAATTTCTCTATTCCATAAAGCAATTAATTTTCCAAACTTTACTTGAAATGTTTTGGGTTTTTCTGGTTTCCTTCTCCTGTTGCGTAATAATAGTTCCACACCCCGATTCATTTCGGGTTTGTCTTTATTTAGATTTCTTTTTTCGTCTTCCTGGTTTTCGGTCATTACTATACCTCACTGCATCTTCAAGGATGCCTCCCAAGTATGCTTTTATTTTTCTTGCTTGAGGTTTAGGTATGTGACCATATGCCTCACGCAATTGTTGATGAGTATTGTCTTTACCTCCTTTAATATACTCTTGTAGTTCCACTACTTCATCAGCAAGTTCTTTTGCTGTAGAACTTTTAAGGAAAGCATCGACCTCTGCTTTCGTTGTCTTACGATACTTTAGAAATTCATAGAACTTGAGTTGCATTTTACCTACAAACGCAAATTCTATTGCATGTTCTATCATATCATATACATTTTCAAAATCGTCTTTCATTAGACTAATTTGTTTTCCTTTAGGTATTGAATAGTTTCTGAACATCCCCCAAGATTTGTAGCATCTACTACCACTTGAGGAAACGTTGAACCTTGACCAAATTGACCATAGAAACTTTCTCTATCGAAATCTTGATCTAATTCATAAACAACATGGTTTAATTTTGATAACTGTAGAACTTTAACTACTTTTGTGCAAAAGGGACATCCTTCTTTAGAATAAACCGTAAAATTCATGTCGTCTATTTAAAAATTTATTTAGTTTGAGCAACTACTGAAGCCCAATCGGCATCAAATAATTGTAATCCTTTATCAGTAAGAACATGATTATACATCTTCTCAAATACTGATGGTGGCATTGTAACTACTTGAGCACCGAGAGCAAACGATGTAGATACTGCTTTAACTCCTCTAATAGATGCAGATAAAATCTCAGTTTTAATCCAATGTTTCTGATAGATTTCAGAAATATCCTTTATAACATCTAACCCATTAACTGAGTTATCGTCAAGCCTTCCTACAAATGGTGAAACATATGTAGCACCTGCCTTTGCAGCAAGTATTGCCTGTGCTGCATCAAAAATCAATGTAACATTGACCTTAATATTATCCCTTGATAAGTGAGCACAAGTAAGAAGACCATCAGGTGAACAAGGAACCTTAATGGTTGCTACCTCTTGGAACTTAGAGGCAAGTCTAAGACCCTCAGAGGTCATTGTATCACTATTACCTACTACTTCCATACTGATGTCTCTTATACCCTCTTCAGCAAGTTCCTGGTAGACCTCTTCGGGGTCTCTACCACTCTTCCTAATCAGAGTAGGGTTAGTTGTCACCCCATCTATAAGTCCTGTAGTAAAATGTTTTTTAATAATTTCTGTGTCAGCAGTATCCAAAAAGATTTTCATAAGAAAAATGTAACTAGAGTATCTATAAAAAAGATAAAAAAAAGAGACCCTTTTGTGAGGGTCTCTTGAATATAACACATTGATTGAGTTTTATCAACCAACAGAAGGAGCAACAAGTGCAACCTCAGATGTCTCAGCAGATGCTAAGTCAAGTGGGAAGTTGTGTGCATTTCTTTCATGCATAACTTCCATACCAAGGTTTGCTCTGTTAAGAACGTCACCCCAAGTAGGAACAACCTTACCAGATGCGTCTACGACTGACTGGTTGAAGTTGAAACCATTAAGGTTGAATGCCATTGTGCAGATACCCATAGAGGTTAACCATA